ACCACTGAATTTGTCTCGTAATAAGTATTAAAACTATATGGTGTCGCTGGTGGTGTTACGTAGTATAATTCATTAATATACACCACCCTATCATTTGCATTATACCCTACCAATGCAGAAAAAGCCTCCGTATCTGTAAACTCTTGCTCTACATCATACTTTTGCACCAAATGCGATATAATACGAGCCTGCGCCCAAGATTCAGCAGTTGATTGAATAAGAGGATCGGCACTTATAATCTGCTGTAGTTGGGTGTCCTGTATTGGTAAATTATAGTCTTTTTGAATCAAATAAGCCATGTATAAAACATTTTATGCAAATAAACAAATTAAACGTTATATTTTCTAACAAAAGATATGCTTTTTGGTTTAAATTCTTTTGAGCCTTTCTGATATTGTTCAAAATCATTAGCAAAAGCCTGCACCATTACATAATCTAAACAATTATGAACAAGTATGTTATTAGCGAAAAACTCATGACAATCATCGACTTGAATATCATAAACCTGCCTTAATTTTGGCTCTGTAGACTCTTGCAGAAAACCTGTTTTTGCATTTTGTAGTACAATATTTTGCTTCTTTCCCAAAAGCATTAACACCCATGAATAAACTTTTGCACTCAATACATTCTGTACATACTCTTTTGCTTTCGATCCTTTTAGAGCTATTCTCTGAGTGCCATTTTCTGCCATTTTCTGATTTGTGCCATTCTTTCGCTTTGTCTCTTGCGAACAGGTCAAGGTTAACTTTAGATATTTCTTTTCTTTCGTCACATTGCATGTGTTCCGATTGATGAGTTTTTCTGCACTTACAAATAAGGTTTGAAAGGTCGTTATTAAGCGTGTTTTCGTCAACATGATGAATACATGAGCCTTTAGGGATTTCACCAACTTCACACATGTATTTGTATACATGAAGTCTAGTCTTTTTTGATTTATTATTAATCTTAGCTCTCCCTGAGTAGTAAACTCTTTCTGTCCTTCCTTTACCGTTTGGGTATCTTGTAAATTTGATGCCGTTATATTCAATAGTGTCTCTTTCCATGTATTTGTATTTTTGTTAAATATACAAAAAGTACCCCATAATATCAAGTGACCAATAGGATAAAAGCCTTTTTCTTTAGTCCAAACCTTATGTTCTTTCGTGCATGTTAGTTTATTATAACCTATTGTATAATTTACAACCTCTTTTACTCCTTTGTTATAAGTTTTTAATACTTTTTTATATCCCTTTCTTGTTAGGACAAAATCACCAACCTTTATTTTATCAATCCTAACATCCCCGTTAATTGTATTTATAAGCGTTTCGCCTGTAAAACAATCTGAAAAGTGACCTACCTTCTGAAAACGAACCTTTGTTGTGGCGTTTGTCTCCATCTCCTTATTCTTAGTACCATCAGGGGCTTCTTTTGTTAGTATTAAATCATTAATTGTATTAGTACATGATTTGTTTATTTCAATCCTTAGCCCTCCTATTTCGTTTTCCATTACGGTATTAATCCAATTTCCACGCATAACAACGCTTGGATTTGATTTTAACACTCTTAATTGTGGCTTATAGTCCTTTAAATGGTCTGTTATTAACCTATAAAAGTTATATCCTTTCTCCATTTTCGTATCTTCCTTTTGTGCTGTAGCGTCACCATAAACGAATAAGCCAGCGTTATGAGCTGGATATTTTCTTATAAACTCCATACATACCGCTTTTACGGTGTTTGAGGGTGTTACGCCTGCTATCTCATCAATGCATCTAATTGTTTTGCCTTCTATTTGATAAATGCCCATTGGTAAGTATGGGTTGACGTTATCATCCCATGAAATATGCAAGGGTAATTTATCATTATACTCTAATTCGTATACGTGCTTATCAAGTTCAAAACATTTATAGAACTCACCCCCTACTTTCAATTGTATATCCCAGTTACCATTTACAAAAACCTCGTATTGATACGTAGGTAGTAGTTTTAAGGAATTATAATAAGATTGTGGTATGTGAGGATTGTCTGTGATTTTAGCTGGTACATACGCCACTTTGTCGGGCAAACTGCCATTCTTGAATTTATCGTAAAATCTCTTTTTAACCCAGTTATTAGCTGGGTTGCAACTCATTAATATTTTAGCATTAATGTCTCCAGCATGAAACCACGATCCAGCCCTTTCTATTATCTTATCAAATGTTACTTCTTGAATTTCGTTTACTTCATCAATAAAAGCCCCGTTAATCTCAAGACCTTTGAATCGGTTTAAATCTTTATCATTGGCGTAATTCTCAGCCATAAAAATAATTTCAGATCCGTTATTCCAAGTGAGTACATTTGTTTGCTTGTTATAATTCGTTACATATTGGTTGAATCCTTTTGCTAGTAATTCGTTAAAAGTCACCAATAGGGTACGGGTTAATGTTGGAACGGAAGCCCTCATCATCAACCACCTTGAATTTGGATATTTGAAACAGTAGCTAATAATCATTAAACAACCCCAATACGATTTTCCGCCCCTAATAGAGCCACCGTAAAGAGTTATCAAATTATTATCAGCTATTACCTTAGCTTCATTCTGTTTCTTGCTTGGCTGTATCTTCATGGGCTGGGTCGCCCCATTCTACAATCATCGGTTGATTTACTGTAATCTCTGTTTCGGTCTTTTCTATGTACCCTCGTTTCTTGCCTTTAGTTTTAAGGTAGAAAATAATAGCAGTATCAGAAGGAGGTGTTTTATACACTTCTCCATCGTTAGATTCAGTAAATACGCCTTCGATTCTTTGAAATAGCTTATCTTCAACAAAATCAATTGCCACCTCTTCTATATCGTATACTGCGTCCTTAAACTCCTCATCTTCTCTTTTCCACCTGTAAATACTAGACCTTCCTATATCTGTAGATTTACAGGCTTTTGTAACATTGCCAAGACATAACTCTAAAGCTTCTAAGAATACCTTTTTATTATGTGCCATTCGTGCTATTTCATCCATGTTACAATTTACAAATAAATATCTTTATACGAGTCATAAATTTTAAAGTCGGTGTTTAGGATCGCTTCTTTGCTTGCTTTTAGTGTCATAAAACTTCTTTCGTCAAAGTATTTAAAACCGCTTATTGTGGTGTAAATTTGATACCTAAACATAATTACGGCTTATAAGGTTCTGGTAATTTACACATTTCAGATATTTCCTCAATAGTAAATTTTTCTTTTTCAAGTTCCTTAACCGCTTGATCTATTAATAGACCCAATTCGGTTGGGTTTGGTTGTGTTATTATTTCGTCTCCACCTCCCCAAAGGTTATAAATTTTGAGTTGTTTTATTATTTCTTGCTTCGTCATGGTTAATTTTACTTGGTCTTAATATCCATTTTTTTTTATTATGATCAAAGTATTTGTTTGGGAAATACTTTATTCCTGTGTATGGTGAGGTCATACTAAATACTCTTTAAGTTTATCCTTTACAATTTCTTTAATTTCATGTATTTTCGACTCTGGCACTCTGAAAGCTATTGTCGTAGTTGGTTCTGAGTATTTTCGACAAGCACCCGAACCTAATCGAGTGCCTCCGTGTTTTTTAACAAATTGGCTGTTCATTTCTTAGTTTTCTTAAAATATTAACTCTTGCAATTTCGTAACAAATATTTGAGCCTTGTATATATTTTTCGTTAAACTGTTTTTCGTACAACTTGATAATATTTTGCATGCCTTGTAAGTTATTTGTCATCTCTTTTACTCTTTTAATTTCTGATGGCAATTGTTCAAATAATGCTGTCATTTTGTTTGTCGTTTAAGTACATAACAAATATACGCCTTTATTTTGATTATGCAAACTATTTCAAAATATTTGTGAAATTAATTTAAATACCACTAACTGCTATTGATATTATTGATTCAAAACCTAATTTTATTAATTCTTTTCTTCTATATTCTTGTAATGGTTTTACAGTATCTTTAATTTCTTTAGATTCAATAAATAAAGGCTTTTCACCTTCTTTAAGACATAGTAAATCAGCTATCCCGTTTTTGTTAGTCTTGATTAAATTGATAACGTAATAACCTTTCTTTTCATATTCCTTTATTATTTTAGTTTGGTGTTTGGATGCCATATTGTTTTTTAAATAACTTATCAGAATAGTTTTTTTTGTCGTTTACTGCTTGATATATTTTATTTGTAAGGCTGTTTTTTTCAAAAATAAAATAAACATCATTTACTAATCTTTCTTTGATTGTAAGCCTATCAATAGCCTGTATAAAGTTTGTACCACTATAACCAAAATTATAGAAAACAAGTGACTCAGCTTTGCTCAAATTAACACCTAAAGAGTTACTATACTGCTGTCCTATGTATATTTTATCGGTTGTATTGAACTCGTTTAAATCAGTTGTATAATTTTGAAATACTTCTTTTAATAAATTAAGTTCCTCAATGAAATAATAGAAAATAGCGATTTTTTTGTTTGTAAATTTTGACTTTATAAACTCAGCTTTTGTTTTACTTAAAGTCATTGATTTACCGCTTTCAAACTTAATAGTACCGTTTTCTAATTGGTGTATTTTTTGCATTAATTTAACAGAAGTATCTGCCAGTATAACCTCCTCTACACCTTCGACTATTAAATCTTTTCTTAATTTAGATATTAATATATTTGTTTTTTCATCTTGATTAAAGTAAATAATATGCTTGTTTACTTTAGAAGAAAACCCAGCTTCTTGTTGTGTGTATTTTACTAGATACGGTTCTATTATTGGTAATATCTTATTATCTATACTTTCAGTATAATCATTAATTTCAAACGCTCCAATTCGTTTTTTTGATATTTTAACAAAGTCCTTAGCCCATTTGTAAAACGTCGGATAGTTTTTAAACGGTGAGTAATTGGAAATCCAAAAAGAGTGATACCATTGCGAACCGCTTTCGACCGACGGTGTACCACTTAATGCAATTATTGGTAAATGTCCAAAACGTTTTTTAATATCTTTTGTTGTATTACTAGGTTTTGGGAATGCTCCTACTCTGTGATTCTCATCACTAATGATAAGGTCAAATTTATCATTTATAGTATGTAAGGATTCGTTATTTATAACAGTTAAGGCAAATGTATATTCAAATGTATTATAATCGCTTATAACGCTTGAAATCGCTTTTTTCTTAGTGATAAATAAAACATTCTTATAATCGCATATTTTGGCAATCTCTAAAGCTGTTAAAGTCTTTCCTGTACGTGGTTGCATTATTAAGTAAACAAACTTTTTTTGCTTAAGTATCTCAGCCCCTTTAATTGCGTTTTCTATTTGATATGGTCTAATATTCATTTTTTGCATCTTTTAAGTATTTATTTACTAATTGCCTAGAAATTCCTAATATTTCAGCTATTTCAGATTTTTTAAAAGTTGGGTTTGCTTTAAATATTTCTAAAGATTGTTCCTTTTTACTTTTTGTTTCATTTGCTTTGATTACTTTTTTAACCTCGTTTTTTTCTATCGAGTCGTATTTTATTTTTTTAGACTCGTTTATAAAATAATCGCTTAGTTTTTCAGCATCAAGGATTGATTTTTTACTTATTTGCAAATAATCCTCCCCTGTTTGCATACTTTCTAAAATATTTAATATTAGCGAAAATCTAGTAATATAATCTTTTTGCTTAGGAAGCATTGATTTAAAATACTCGCTTTCTTCATCACTATTTTGAAGGTCGGTTATTTTATTATAAATACGCTCCCATTCTTTTTTTGCTTCATTACTAAATTTGCAAATATTAGGCTCTATTTCATCTGAAATATTATATTTAACTAAATGCGTTTTAACGGTTTGAAACATATCAATAATGAAATCAGAATACCATTGATAAACATCTTCTTTTATTTCGTTGCTGTTATATTTTTCAATTTCTAAATGAGGGAAAACTAAAAGCATCCTATCAATAAAGCCATTATCTTTATTTTCTTCTGTGAAAAATTGCGTTAAAATACTTGGTTGAATCCCACCTAAAACAGGTATTACAGGACTTTCTACAAAAGAGTTTTTAGCTGTTTTCCTATTAACTGTTACGCCTTGATTTGACCATGAAGAAAGCCAAAACTCTAAATCTGAACCTTGTCTATATTTGTTCATATCTTTAAACCAACCAGCTAATTCATCTTTAAAAACGCCTATACTATTTTTATTTTCTTCATGTAGTTCCACTAATGCCTCAATAGTAACATCATTAACAATAAACTGTGTTTTTATAGGCTTTTTTATAACCTCAGCATTTTCTTTTTCTTTTTTGTCTAATGCTTCATAAGCTTCATATTTACTCGATTGCTTTATGTACCTTTTTATTTCTTCATTGTTGATTTTCTTTAGTGGAAAAATGATATTATTGATAGACGGTGTTTTACCTAATCCCGCCTTACCTACGCAAGCAATCCAAATATTTGCAGACGAATACCAGCCTCTTTTTACTTCTATCTTACAACTATTCCCAATTATTACCGATAACAACCACAAAAAAGAAGCCCCCATAAATTCAATACTAGAATCTAAAGTTTGATTACATTCTATCATGTAGTTTTGAACCTGTATAGGGAATATTTCAATCGGAAAGTTTAAATCTTTTAAGTCTTTTTTTATTGGTAAGTCTAATATTTCAGGCTTAACAACTACACGACTACCAAAACCTTGTTTATAAAGGTCACTTGTAGACAATGAAAAATTATCATTATGATATTTCTTTGTGTATGCCGAAAAAGGAGAGTAAAGTTTTTCGTTATCGTAAATCGTACCTGTAGTAAACAAGTACATACAGTTTGAATTTTTATAAACAAATCCTGACTTATCAGAAGTAGCCCCTATACGACGAATAATATATTTATCGGATAAGTTATCAACTATATCAAAATCATTGCCTATAATATCAAATATGTTTGTTTTTTGGTTGTAATCATCCCAAGGGGTTACATCTCCAAATTGTAATTCTTTAGATTGCTTTTGTGGAATATCTAAGTTTTTAACTTCTTCTTTATAATCATAGTACAAAGAACAATTTATTATTGCGTCACGGTCTAATTCACTAATTTCTTTTATGTTATGGTATGCGTTTTCGCTTATCTTATCATCGTAAACAACAATATAACCACCAATGCCACGAGTTTCAATTATTGCTTCTGTATACCCTTTAAGCTTTGCTAGTTTAGTATTACCGCCTATTTTTTTACATCTGTAAAGAATATGATAACCGCCTGATAATGTTTTATAGATAACTGTTTTTTTATAAAAATCTAAAATAGTTCTTCTTAAAAATGATATGTACTCGTTCCAAAACTCATTTTGAAGTACTAAAGAAGGTAATACTTTTAAATCAATGTCTATGCATTCGACATC